TTTGAATTTTGAACATATCCTAGTAACTAACAATGTTTGACTCTCATTGTTACTCCTTAATTTAGACAAACTACAAACGTATCTAGCTTCTTCTATGTTACTTTCTCTGATGTATATATCAACCTTTACTTCTTGTAAGTATTTGACAGGGAGAATCTTATAAGCTGTAACAAAGGGTATTGGTTGCCAATCCCCATCAAATACTCCTATCTCATAATACTCTATATCAGGTCGAGAGTTCCACAACCTGATTTGTGTCTTCTTTACTTCACTTACTCCACTAACTGTCCACTTTGGATATGTAGGAGTTTGCTCATGACTATGTACTGCGTAATTAAACAGTAACAAACATAATATTACTGAGCTACGCATTCAGCTAAAACTACAGCCTTGTAAGCACCACCGGGGAATGCCCTGTTACCACCATATACAGCTACAGATGTACTTTGAAACCAAACACTTCCTGCCACGCTAAGTCCGTACTGTCGCATTGCTCCAGTTGTAGTTGATGCCGCTTGGTATCCACTCATGCCACTTTCACCATGTGCTTTAAGAGTTACAGCACCAGTCCACGTTACATTGTCTGCCAAAGATGGGCTTGAGCTAAAGCTTGTAGGATAAGTTACTTGTGCGTAATAAGCGTTAGCTAGTGTAGTATCAAATCTAATTACAGGTACTTGTCCGCTACTAGCAGGGTCAGTTGTAAGCGTGTAAGCATTTGGGTTACCGTATTTTCCATCGACTGTTGTAGCTACGGTGCATCTCGATTCAACTGTGCCATCAATATCTGCCGCCATGATTGGTGTTGCACTAAGGATTAAGCTAAGTGCGATTAATAGTTTTTTCATTTGTATTGCTCCTCTATCATCTCATTCATTCTCGCATCCTGCGATAAGCTCCTTAATGCTCTCCTATTATCCACTATCGTACCACCTTGTAAAGCTACAGTATCAGGGTAATAGTTATCAGGTATTGTATACACATAATAGTTTGTTAAATTAGTTACATTGTTAAGTTCTTTTAATATGGCTGACTGTGATATTTCATTAGCTATAGTTAAAGCGTTAGTGGTATCAGCAAGTTTTGACTCTAATGACTCTTCATCTTCTTCCTCATCATCTTTATCTGCTTGTTCATCTTCAAGCAATTCTTTGTCTGTTTCTTTTTGTGCTAATAATACTGACTCATCTTGCAATGCATCGTAATCAGGAATGTCAGGCAAAGGTGGAGGTTTAGGTTTTTTATAACCCGGACAATTAGGGTCACTTTGTGGGTCAAAACAAGGGTCAAACCTGTAAATGTATCTAACATCAGCACCTGCTATACTCCCTGTGCCTTCTTGTTTAAGTCTACCATCTCCAAATATTGCTAAAGGTGTATAAGGTAATGCAATAGTTCTTCGTACCTGAATGCCTCCTTCACGCTGTGACCAGTCTTGTACATCTTGAAATACATAACCACCACCCACTTTGTCATTCTCAAGTGTAACTACGTAATCATCTTCTTTGTTTTTAATAGGTGTGTACTTGTAGGTCACTCCTGATACGTCCATACCACCTATACCATTAGCACCCAAATAGGTAGGAGTCATTGTCCATTCTAAGCCACTAATTGCTACGTTTGGTGTGTATCCAAAGCTGTATGCGTGTACGCTAAAAGAATAAGATAGCAGAAGCAACAGCACCCATAATCTTGAGAGCATCATCTCTTTTCTCCTGTGCAGACTTTTCATGTTCACGTGTTTCTACTGGTATTTCTTCTGTGTGTACTTCCCAAGCTCTTGCGGCGGCATCCCCAATTAAACCTTCATACGGACAGCTCGTTCCCGCCATGCGCATACTTTGAAATATTGCAGGGTCTTGACACAATAAAGAAACTGCGGCAACTTTCATTCCTGTATCGTAAAGCATTCTTGCTTTTTTTAATAAAAGACAATTAGCTTCAGTATATGTAGCTCCTATGCTCAAGGATAAGATTTGAGTGCCTAAAGCACCACTAGATGAGATAGTACATAGGTCTGAGTTATTTCCACCTACGTTTGGAGATATGGCGCTTGGTGGAGGAGAATTTACTGTCGTTTCGTTTTCTGACTTTGTAGTCACCGTAGACGTTGTATTCTGAGTTATTGAGCTTTCATCTACTGCATATACAGACACCGGTATTACAAATATAATCCAAAAACAGGCTACTATGCCAAATGCTATTGTGTTGTTAATTTTTCTGTTCATTTAATCATACAATATAATACCAACCTGTTAATATATATTTATCACCTGACAAGGGAGGATTGCCTCTATGCGTGTGAGTAAAACAAGCAGGAAAAATAAGTATCTTACCTTTTTGAGCTTTTATTCTTTTACTTTGATGAAGAAACTCTGTTTCCCCACCTTCTTCAACATCATTTAAATAAATAGACCAAGTCAAAATACGGCTAACACTTTCTGTATTGTATTGTTCGACGTGCCATTCGTGGTAGCCACCACCTATTTTAGTTTTTTGTAATTTTTGTCTTACACTTCTGAGCAACATAGAATTTAGCGCACTAAAATTATTGCTATATTCTTTTAAAGCTATATCTAAATAATGATTAATATCAGAAGCAAGAGTTATATTTCCTAAGTCTTGATAAATTTCTAATTCAAACTCATCTAAAAATAACACTTCATCTTTTCTAGCTAACCCTTGAAGATTTTTACTAAAATGATTTTCTCCAATTAATTTTGTTTTGTTTTCAAAGATATCAATAACTTTGTCACAAAGTTTATTGGGAAACATTACATCAGCAATATAAATACTGTTGTCTATCATTTAAGTTTTTTACTAACTTGGTTACCAATAAAAGCGTTAAACTCTTTTTGTCCTTTTACTGTTTCGTTTCTAAAACTTTCAACAGCCGCACCAGTTTGTCTATTTGTGTTAGACATTTCTATTTGAAGTGTAGGCATCCAACTTATAGCACAAGACCAATCATCTACTATATCACCTGTGTTAGGGTCTGTGCCTGAGACTTTTGTGTACCACATACACCTATATATTTTATTATCTCTTATCTCCTCGCATTCACTACCGAGTGGACAAGTAAATTCTACTTCTAGGTCTTTTTTTCCTTTTGGCATAATAAACCCCCTCCTCTAGGGTTTATAATAACTTTATTATTTTGGATACTTATCTTTAACAGCTTTTATTTTTGCTGTCATTGTTGCATCAAATGTTCCTGCGTGATACAACGCATCTAATTGGTCACCAATAAATGGATACTCTGATTGTCTTTTGTACTGGTAACTATTTTTTAACGCAGTATCTTCTGCATCAGCAGTAGTTTTTGCATTTGTATTTATAGTTACTAAAGACTGCATATCAGAAGTTAATGATGTAATTGTTTCATTAGCTGTATCATCATTGTATTCTATATGTCCAGTATTAGCTGAAGAATCAAATTGTATTGCGTGGATGTTACTCGCTAGTGCTGAAACATCTTGTCCACCTAAACCAAAACCATCTACTGTTGTTGCCGCATCTGTTTTGTTTATTGTAATTATTGCCATATTATCTCCTACGCGTCTTTACTGCAAATTATAACATCAATATACTGTGGTGCGGCTATCGTATGCGTGTGTGAACCTGCTGAACCAGTATCGCCCGGTGTTACAGAAGCTGTGTTACCTGACATTCCATGTGAGTGAGCGCCACCACCACCTGCTGAGCCTGAAGTCGTACCACTACCACCTGAGTTCCAACCACCACCAACACCATAACCACCTGAACCACCTGTTGCTTGGTGAGTGTGAGCAGGTATTTGACCTATACTTAATGTATGGTTCGCCGCCGCTAAGTTTCCACCACCATGCGAGTGAGCCGCCGATGAGTGAGCGTGTCCACCATGAGATGACGTTGTTTCACCTGCTGACATTGCCCAGTCACCACCTGTACCACCACCAGTTCCTGATACTACTCTAAGTGTTTTATCGTTTTGTGTTGTTACCTTAGTCCAACCTGTTGGTGCGTTAGCTTGGAAAAATACCATAACAGAACCATTAGGAATAAAATCCTCTGATGTAACTGTTGTCCATGTCAAGTTACCTGTTCCTGATGATAACGCTAAAAATTGTCCGTTAGAACCTGAGTTAGATACTTGTAATCGTGCCGCATCAATTGCATCATCTGCAATAAGTGCTTGAGTAATTGCATCATCAGCAATCATTGCAGTTGTTACACTATCGTCTGTAGCTAAAGCGTTAATCTGTGCCGCAGTTCTAGTAATTGCAGTACCACCTATTTTCCATTGACCTTCTGTAAGGTTAGGTTTTACTGCTGTTGTACCATCTAGTAAATTATCTATATTATCTAAATTAGTATTTAGTTTTGTACCCCAAGTAT